TGGATGTGGGTAGTAATGTTATTCTTCCTGCTTGCCTGGGGCGGCGGTGGATTCGGTGGGTTCGGAGGCGGCGCTAATGGTGCTGTAAATACTTTGACTAATGAATTTCTCTATACCAATCTGAATAATACTTTAAATCAAGGTTTTACTCAAGTAGCAAACCAGAGCTTTGGCATTCAAAAAGACTTGTGTCAAGGTTTTAGCGGTGTACAATCTGCTATTGCTGAAAGCCGTTTTGCCGCTCAGCAATGCTGCTGCGAAACCAATCGTAACATTGATGCGGTTCGTGCAGAAAATTACAAGAACACTTGTGAGATCACGACTGCAATTCATGCAGAAGGTGAAGCAACTCGTGCTTTGATTACTGCTAACGTAATGCAGGAATTGCGCGATCAGCTTCAAGCTGCTCAACTGCAACTTGGTAACGTTGCTCAAACTACCAACATTATCAACGCAGTACGCCCGTTCCCGCAACCGGCTTATATCACTTGTAGCCCTTATACGGCTATGAATGGCTATGGCTGCAACGGCTGTGGTAACTGCTAATATCCGCTGAATGCGTGACTAAGAAACAGGGGAGCTGTCACGCTTCCCTGTTTTAATTTAAGGAGATGAATTATAAATGGCAACTTGTAATTGCAGAACTATATTGACCACGGCTGTAGCAGTAAGCGGCAGTAATTTGGTGTTGACCATTCCTGACGGCACTTATGAAAACTGCGTTAGATATTGTATTAGGATAGCGCAGGATATTCCTTCTACTGCTACAAATCTTATGCCAGTAGTTATTAAAATCGGTACTGGTGCTACTTTGTATAATGTAAATCGTAAATGCGGACATCATTTATATGCAAATCAGGTAAGAACCAGACGTAATTATTCTTTGCTGGTAGCTGCTGACAGTGCAACCTTTGTTCTTGAATGCGGCTATATTGCTGCCTGCAACTGTGGTACTGTAACCGGACTGCCTGTAGCAACAGCAGAACCTGCAGAAGATAATACTGAAGTTCAGACCGTAAAAAATACTAAGGCGGTGAGCAAGGATGCATAAGTACGAAGATTATATTGATATCGTGGACGGCGATGAAATGAAAGAAGATGAAATCGATTGTATCGTCTGTGGAGCATTGGAAAAACTTAAAGCACACGATGAAGATGATTATGAAGCTGTAATGATGAAAATTCATTGCGTAGCTCATGGACCGCACTTCGATGAGCATCTTGCTAAAAAAGCCGTTTCGGAAATGAAAAATGTTGACGGCACTGCTGGCGAGCATTGGACGTTAGAAGAAACAACCCGTGTCATGGATCAAAATGGTATTAAAGCCAATAAGTATGATTGGTATTACTTATTGAATATGCTACATAGCGATTATTCTCACCTATGGGGAGAAGATGTTGCTCAGTATGTTAAATTTGCTAAAGCGTACATCAATGATCCTGATGCTGGTACAGGTAAGGTATTTTATCTGTGGAGAGCTGGGAAGCATCATCATCATAAATAAAGATTGCATAAAATAACCTCCCCAATTATGAGGAGGTTATTTTGCATTCGTCAAAAATTCGTCAAAAATAAGTTGCAGAAAGGTGTTAAAACCTGTATTTTAATTGTGACGTTAATATGTCATAAATGGCATAATAGCTACATTCTTCTGGAATTGGCTATAATTGTTTAATTAAATAACACTTGGTATTTAAGTTCTTTTTCCATCAGAGCGCCGTTTTCAGGGTTGAATTTCATTTCGCCGCGTAATTCGGGGGTATAGAATTTCAACTCATATTCATAAAGGCCGTCGTCGCTGTCAAGTTTTACTTTAGTGAAGGTTGCGTTGGGGAATTCTTTGCGAACGAGGTCCTGGACATCAGCGGCAGATAGTACGACTCTGGGGCTGCCGAGAACTGTTTGGGCATCCATTTTGAATTCTTTTACAGCGCCGCCGTTTTTGAGCACTTCAACTTCATATTCGGTGTTGGTAGTGTTGTCGTAGAATTTTACTTCGTAATAAGCTGCGTATTTGTGGCTTTCGTCTTTGGTTACCAGATGAGTGCTGCCGGCAGGTACCCATTGTG